GTCAGAGTACTTGCGTCCAGTAGCTTTGTCGGCAATTTTTGCCGCCACCTCTGGATTCTTGGATGGGGCAGTGTCACCACCATAGGCGACGTTGTACCCTTGTGGAGCCAACGTGCCTACAGCGATGATCGCTGCCTTTTCCGCTGCATGAAGTTCGTCTTGCGTATCGAACTCAGCAACCACCGTGATTTCAGGATCGCCATATTTGCGCCATGCACAGTGCACAGGAAGCTGGCTGCCACTTTTGACAGACCGCTTGTGCTGTGCGATGCGGATGCTCATATTGCGTGCCGTTTGTCCGATGTATGCCTTGCCCGATGCAAAAACCAACTTGTACAGAATGTGCATATCATGCTCCTGATTAACTCAAGAGCATGATAGCACACCAAGCGGTATTATCCTATTCAATTATTGATTGAACAGCAAAATTCCGCTCATCTCGGGGTTTTTGTTCACAACACCGAACAGCGTGTCCATGCGGTACTTGATGGTCATGCTGTCAATGTCGTAGAACTTCTGCATCACCAGCTCGATGCCCTGGTCGGTGGTGGCACGCATCACTGCGACGCCAGCATCGGAAGGCACGGCATAACGGCCAGGCAGAATTTCCAGCGAATCACGCTGCCAGAACACGTTGACCTGTGCGGTGTTCACGTTCAGGAAGGTGATGGCAGCTGTGTTCGAAGGCGTGGCAACTTCCACGTTCTTGTACTGCAGCTGGGCGTCGGTCGGAGCCACGCCTTGTGCGCCGATGATCGGGGGAGTGATCACCAGGGTGGTGCCGCCTGCAGGCACGCTCACGACGCGGAAGGTCTTGAGCTGGCCAGTGGACTGCTTGGTGATGTGATGCACAGCGAACACGCCGCCGATGGTGAACGAGTCACCAGCACGAACGTTGGCCGAAGAGCTCACGGTCACGGCTTGGAAGCGGTTGTCCACGTTGATCTGGCCGCCGACAGAGGTCGAGGTGGCTCGGGGCGTGTAGTTGGCCTGAGTGCCTGCGCCTTCGGTGTCGATGGTGATGGCACCACCACCAGCAGCAGCGAGCTGACGGTTGGCGTAGTCCATCTTGTAGGTCTCGAAGCCAGCGACCATGCCGACGTAAGAGCGCTCGTAAGCCTTGTCAGACTTCTGGTTGCCGAACGAACGTGCGGTGCCAACCAGGTTGCCAGCCAGGCCGTTGTAGTCGCGGCTGGACAGAGCCATGAAGCGGTCGTAGTCGGGCACGCCTTGCTCGTTCATGATGGCGTCGCACAGGGCCACGTCGTCATAATCACCAGCAGCAGCGGCAATCGGCACCACCAGCGAACCCAGGCCAGCGGCTGCGTTCATGATGGCGACGTTGATGTCGCTGGCCAGCTTTTGCTTGGCGCTCTCGCCCAGGCGGCCTTCTTGCAGCGCATCGCGCAGCTCGAGGGAGGTCATTTCCCAGGGCACGGTCTTGCTGAAGCCCAGGGTCGCAGGCACGGCCAACTGCGTCATGCCCTGGTAGCCGGGGATCGGCGTGCCAGGAGTGCTGTTGATCGACTGAGCGATGTAGGGCTGGGGACGCCAGATGGTGTTGTTGGCACGTTCCATCATCTTCTGGTCGGTCTGATAGACCGAGACATTACGGGAAAGCACCAGCGCGTCTTGGAAGCCTTCTAGGAGGTCTTCAAACGCAACGCGCTCTTCTTTGGAAAAACTATTCGACATGATTCGGTTCCTTTAAAAATTGGATCAGTTTTTTGCCGCTTTCTGTCGCTTGTACTGGAGCACCTTGGTGTAGTTTCCAGTCTTTTCAGCTTCAGCTCGCAGCCGTTCAAGGGTTGAGTCCACAGCGCCAGAAACTCGGCCAGTTGAGCTGACCATCCTTTCGGGTGCAGGGGCTGCCTTTCGGTTCGTAACTTTCAATTCCTTCTCCAGTTTCGCTACCGCAAAGGCAAACTTTACGGGGTCTTCAATTTTGGCCAGCTCTGCCGCCTTCTTCGGGTTCTTGCCGAGTGCGTAAATCACCAGCGCCGGATTGTCCGCGCCTTGCAGCACAACGCCCTGTTGCGTGACGTTGAAGAGTTCCTGGGCCACAGCCTCGGCGTCCTCAAAGTCTCGCACACGCAGATCAGCTTTCGCCTTGCCGTAACCTTCGAGCTTTTCCTGCCAAGCTCGTTGTTGCGCTTGCTCGGCCTGGCGAGATTTTTCAACCTCGGCGTCGGCTTGACGCTTGCGCTGCACCATCAGGGTGGCGGCGACGGCCGACGCGTACAGTGCCACGCCGAGCAGGAAGGCGCCCTCGATGCCGACGCCCGCCAGCAGCAGGCCGCCGACGGCGGGCCCTACCATGCGACTCACATTGCCGGCGCCGACATCGAGCGCCATGGCGATGGCCATTCGATCGCGGCCCATGACTTCGCCCATCATCACACGCCGGAGCGGATTGTCGG